GCTCTACATACTTTTCAGCTTCTCCTTGACGCCCTCCAATACCACGGAAAAGCTCCATATTTCCTTGTTGAATGTAAGCGTCCATCTCTTCCTTACTCAATAATGTAGGCTTTTTATCGAACCCGACCTCCTTCGCCATATCCTGCAAAACAATATCCCCATGTGAAGCATTCAGCTGCTGAGATAAATAATCAGGATCATGCATTGCCCTTTCCAAAGTTTTCTTTGGTACAGATGGAAAAGACGGCGTTGTTTCTCCTGCTTCAAGTTCCATCTCCAGTTCTTCAATCTCTTTATCCAGGTCAATATACAAGCCATAGGCATGCCTGCAGTTAGGATGGAAAAGTCCGGCTGCCTTCGCTTCTTCCAGCGTCGGATAGCCTTCTGTTTTTCCTGTGATGCTCAGTATCTTCCCTTGCCACGGCTCGCACAACGGGCAGGCACCTCTGTGAGTGCTGATTTTCACCAAGTCATGACCCTGTTCTACCAATCGGTTTGCTGTGCCTTGTAAATGCGCCTCCATTGTAGTGGTCCTTGCAACCATCTCCGTATAAGTCCGCATATTCCACATCCGCCCGGATCTATCTTTAAATCCCGTTACTCCCCGCTCTGCAAGCTGCTCCCTGAATCTTTGGGCAGTCTGCTTCCAGGTATCATATCCGACAACCGCTCCCCGGATGTTTTCCAGGGCTAGCTCCCGGTATATATCATTCACCTGCCGGCCTATCACCTGTACGACATCCTCAAGCCTCTGATAAGTATTTTCGGCTAAAACCTGTGCGGCTTGTTGATGGATAGCCCCGAAACCGGCTGTGACTGTCGTGCCGATGTCTTTTAACATCACATCAGCGTTTTTCATGCCCTCGGAGTACACATTGGGAATGGCCTGCATGCACCATTCTTTATTACCTTCCCGGAGCTGCCGGAGTATTGCGGCTATATTCTGACGCATCTGTTTTAGATATTCAAGCTCGTCTTTCTTGCCCGCAAGGAGTGTTTTGTTTATCTGTACCAGAATCTCTCGCTCTGCTTGCTCATAAAACTTGACAAGCCGCTCTATTTCGGCATCGCTGAACCTCCTTACATCTGCCATTATTCTTCACCTGCGTCTTCACCTTCTAAACCGTTACATTCTCTTTTTAGAGGATCATCTATAACCAGTCTTGCATAATACATAATCGACCTCATGAGTTCTTCCATTTTTTCTGTGTAAACCCCTTGTTTTGAAAGGGCCTGGCTAACTCGGTTCACTTCATAGAAACACACCGATTCAAGCCTTTTCTTTTCTTCCTCCGTTTCTTCGATAGCAAGTTTGCTCTCTGTCTTTAGTATTTCATACAAAACCTTCTTGAGCATTGCTTCTATCATCTTCGCCATAGTGCAGGGCAGTTTTTTCTCTTCTTTTACCCACAAGTCTATAATCGCTCCCGCCAAATAAGTTCTTCTTTTTCTCTCCACAACCATAACCTCCAAAAATTGATTGTTATTTTATTATACCATACTTTCACCTTCGCCTTCGCCCTCTGCCGGCGGCAAGGTGATAGGCGGCAGTTCGGTGGCTCCCTGCCCAGCCTGCTCGCTCCTGATGCGGTCTATTTCCTCCTGCAGCGCGTCACCCTCAAGCCCGTACATTCGTCGCAATGAGCTTTCAAGGCTGGTCAAGCCGGCGGTGTACCTCTGGACTTCATTCTGTGTAAGTTCCTGCTCGTCATCCGGCAGGCCATCTTTCCAGTCAATATGAATATCCTCAAGCACTATTGCGCCTGCCATGCCCTGTGCCTTTTCCAGTGCCGACGCAAGCCAAAGGACTTCTTTTAATGCAGGGTCAAACCTCATGCGGATGCGATTGACTTTTGCGAGCGGAGCCATCATCAGACGCCGTAATGCTGTGCCTGATTCGGCAAGTCCAGCCTTGAGTTGTCCAAAGGCTGCAGCAGATGTCTCTGAAAGGATATATAGCTGCTCCATTAATAAATCAATCTGCTTGAATGCCGCTTCCAATTGTCCATCCCAGGTAACATAGCCCGGCGGCTGTTCCCCCTGGCCTACAGGGAAATATTTACCGCCGCCCCGGTATCCCCATTGGCCTGTTGCCGGGTCGTGCTCCAGTGCCGTATCCGGTCCATACATATTCGGGTCTGCATGCTTATCAAGTATGCGGCTTATCTGCGCAATACGAACCTCTAGCTCTTGGATGATGCTGTCCAGGTCGGAATAATCGTCCAGACCCGTCACTCTATCGGTGGTAAGGACATTATTAACCGGTACAACCAAAAACTCATCAACGCCGGTTTCTATTTCTGCGTATTCTATAGCCGGGCCGATTATGTTATTCTCAATCGGGTATTTCGCTGTTGTGATTTTCCCCTTTTCATGTATCTCTGTTTGGAGATACTTCTTTGTAACGGTTTTGCCCCGCTCCTGAGTGTCTTCCTCATATGTCCACGCCAATACATGCGCCTGAATCTCTTTGATGTTGTCCGGCTTCACCACCGGAAACCATATCGCCGGTTGCTGGCCTTCGATTATGGCTCGGCCGTCATAGCGAATTTTGAATATTCCTGTACCGTATCTGGACACATCAAGTGCTACTTCATACGCCACATTTAAAAGGCCGTTATCTTCGATTATTCTCTCTACTGCTTCCTGCTCCTGGCTGTCCTTGTCACCGGCCGTAATTCTCGGCGGCTCGCCCAGGAGCAGATCCGCAAACAGGAGCGTCAATCGCTTGTGCCAGTTTATCACCATTTCAAGGGTAGCCTGCTGATCCTCACGGAGCAGCCTTATCCAGTCTTTATATACCAGCTCGTGTTTGCCCTCGAACAACAGCCTATTTTGAGCATATCTTTCCAACCGCTCCGCTTCTGTTGTCGGCGGCCAGGGGTTTCCGGGAGAAAGAAAATTTATACTCGTAAGCAATATTATCACCATCCTTACCATCCTGGTGGTTTGTCTATAGTTCTTCTTGTAGTTTGTACCATATCCTCACTTAGTCCATAGCGGACGCTGTCGATGCTGTGGTTGTCCTTATCCGGAAACTGACTTTTTACTATGCCGTTACGGTCAGTTTCCAGTGAATAGTTTATAAATTCTTTTGCAGCTAAGGGACAGCGTTCCGGGTCAATAATTATTTTTTCGAGGTCTTGTAAAAATTTAATTCCGAATTCAACGGAGCCAGGACCCTTCTTTGCTCCTTTTATTTTCATGCCGAAGCTTCGGAGCTCGTCAATGCTCTTTGGCTCGGCGCTGTCGGCAATAGTCCAAACATCGTTATACTGCTGCGCCTTTTCCCACAGCTGCCGATTGAATAGGTTAAGGCCACTAATCTCAGCAAATATATAAAGCCGCCGGCGGGTACGGTCATAGTGCATGCGTTCAAAGCAAAGCGGATCCACTGCATAACCGAAGTCTAGCCCCTGCCTGATGCAGTCAAAGGTTGCAATTTCATTGTCGGTAATGGTCCTGAGTTCAACATTCGTAAACACTTCAAGCCCGGTTCCTACTTCCTCACCCAGGTACTCATGGCGATAAGCTATTTCATTCACTTTTTTCAAGTGCTCCGCATCGGTTAGGAACCTCTCACCCAACCATTCGGGCGGAACATCCAAATATATGGAGTGATGTATCCGGCGTCCCGGCTTAGCTTTCTTCGTCTCCTGATTAACCCAACTACGGCCCGATTTTGGAGGGTTAAATGAATAAAAAGAAATCCGCTTTTTATTCTCACCCCTGAATAGAGACTGAAGAATATTGCGGATTTCCTCCATGCCTGCGAATTGGTCAACCTCTTCAAACCAGGCGTATTTGATGTAGCCGCGACCCAGATTGATGGACTTCATTTTGAGCGGGTTATCTGCCGCCTTGAAAACTATCTTCTGTCCGGTCGGAATGTAGATTATCTGCATCGGCGCGACCTGAAACTTGAAATAGTTTCCCAGGTCCATTTTAGCTATAGTCCACTCAAACTGGCCGTAGACCGTGTCCCGCAGTTCATTCTGGTATCTTCTGGTAACGACAGCGTTTGCTTCTGGGTCTTTTAACAATCCTAGTAAAATCTGTATGCTTGTAAAGGTTGATTTAGTTGAACCTCTGCCTCCTTTAAGCCATATTTCGTCAAATTTCTCCGCTTTTATCTCTTTATGCAGCCCAAAAAACGAAGGCGCAATAAGCTCGGATAGCCTAATCTCCGTCATTTATATCATCAACTATCTTGATGCCGATTTCGCCGCTGTGTTCTATGTCGAATCTTTGGCGTCCCCAGCGGTCGGGATAGCGCCGTTCGAGGAAGTCTCTGATAGCTCGGTAGTCCTCTGGCATGTGTTTTTGCCACAAAGCAACCATTCTGACTTCTGCTTCATACTCCGCTCGCGTTACAGCCTCGAAAAACTCCCTAAACTTACCACTTTTTGCGACCTCGCCTTTTTGCATCCACTTGCGAAAAGTCGAATAATGAATACCTGCGTAACCGCAGGCAGCTTCATAATAGTTTCCGGCTCTGATTGCTTCTGTTAATCTCCTTACAACCTCAGGTGTTAACTTTGACGGTCTGCCCATTTTAATCACCTGCTTTCATTTTTTCGAGCTTATGTATATATTTAAGATTCAAAGCAAACTGTGCGCTGTAATCTACATCCTTCATGTGCCTTGCCTTCATGTACCTTGCTCCTCTATGTGCGTTTATGAACTTGTCCCGTTTGCTCATTTTTCTGCTGAGTATCTTTTGTAGTCCTTTTCTGGCTCCGTCCACATCTCCGGCAAGAGCTTGGCCACGCAGAGTTTTGAGTTGCTGCTTGTTTATAAGATGTCTGTAGCCTTTCAGTTGTTCCAGGAATGCTTCCATTATCCCATCACCATCCTCACTGGCTTACCAACGCTCTTGGCATATTTCGCTTCTCTCCTGCAACCTTCGCTGTCGCCATATATCCAAACCTCATCGCATATATCAATAAGCCTGAAACACACCCGGAGTATTTCTTCTCTATTGCTATCTTCTTTCATAAAACTAAATAAATGAAGGGGGCTTATTGGAAGAATGTCGTCCCTCTCCGCTAATTCCCTGCAGATAGCGTCTACTCGCTTTTTGTTCCCCTTCGGGTCGTCTTTATATGGATGCGAAATAAAAACACGCTTCACGCTGTCAGCACCGCCTTTCCCTAAAGGAAGACCGGCTTGCTATCGCCGGTCGTTGATTATTAAGTTTCTTATATACTCGCTTAGGTTTGCTTCGCCGCTGGGCTTTATATATCCCAGCTTCTTTGCTTTCGTTTCCGCTTTTTTCTTTACCGCTTCCGGAGCCCTTATGGCTATCAGTACCGATTTCATGCTCTCTCCTCTCAAAATTCTTCATCCTCTACTAAGTCTTCTATGAAGTCGTCCTCTCTGATGCTTCCGTAGGAGTATCCGTTGTCGAATTTCAGGTAGATCGGCATGTCTTCGTCAAAATCCGAAAGCAGGTTAATCAGCTCTCCTACCGTGATGGTTCTGC